GAATTAGCGTGTGCTGATACCGTATGACCACCTGAGTTTACTAATAAGATAAAGCCAGATTGACCATCAGTGATGTTAGTGAATGTTAGTGTGAAGTTTCCAGCAGGAGTACACTTAAAGTTATTACCACCGTTCATATCGAATGAACCATCATTATCAACAATAAGGGTTGCTCGTTGTGAGCCAGTCCAAGATTGGTCTGCTGTTAGGTCTAATGAGAAAGCAGTACCTGATGTAGATAAGCCTGAACCAGTTGAATAAGTTGTATCTGTAGGAACTACCCAAGAGTTATCACCGCGAAGGAATGTAGTGGCACTAGCTGTACCTGTAGCACTTAGTTCCCCAATGCCTACTGCATCATCTGCAATATCAGCTACTGCAATAGCACCATCTACAATCTTAGCTGATGTAATACTATTGTCAGGAATATCACTTGCATCAATAGGTGCTGCCGCTGGTACTTTTCCTAGATAAGACATATTATTCTCCTATTAAGTGATTTCCATAATTGATAGTGTTGCATCAACAGAATTGGTAGCTGACCCTAGTACCTTTAATACGTCTGTTGTTTGCAATACAATCTTATTTCCTGCCATTACTTCTACTGAAGAACCTGCTGGTATAGGGATAGCCTTAACGACATAAACATCCGTGTTAGTTTCAACATCAACTGTATCAGATACTACTTGGACATCCGCTGTAATACTGCCTGATGTTATATTAGCTAATGTTAAGCCGATAACTACTGCTGTTGTTGAGGCAGGCACAGTATAGACAGCTACAAGAGATGTATCTATATTAGCTTTAGTTTTTAATTTGAATGTATTTGCCATTATTGTTTCCTATATTATCCGAGAGCGATTGACATAGCTACTGCATCCTCTACTGAAGTCCATGACAACTGAGCTGAGCCGTTTGTTTTAAGTACCTGTCCTGCACCACCGTCTGCCTGAGGGTATTTAAGACCGTCTAGTATTACATCGCCTGTACCGTTTGGAGTTACAGCAATGTCTCCGTTGGATGCAGATACAATAGAATTACTATTAACATCTAGGTTTCCACCCAACTGCGGGGTGGTGTCAATTACTACATCAGGTGATTTTCTGGAAATTGCCATTAGTCACCTTCTTATTAAGTAGTTAGTTGAAGTATGCCGTTCGCGTTCCACTTGATTGTTAAATCATTATTTACATTGTCTTGGTTTGACACAAAATCAATATAACCAACCAGGTTAGAACTAGATGCAGCACCTGTATCTTTATAAATAACTGCATATCGCGCTGTACTGAAACCAGAGGCATGGGATGACCAAGTAACATCAGCAGCATCAAACTTAGCGTCGTTAGTAGTTACTGTAGTCACAGCCTTAGAACCTAAAGCAACTCCTCCAGCAGTGTAATTACTGCCGGTGACCTCACTAGATACATCATCTAAAAAATCATGCGCCACTGAAGGGGTGTATGAACTCGTGTGTAATGAAACCTTGATAGTATTAGTATCTAAGTCTATTGTGCCATCTAAAATATTTTTAGTAGCGGTGTCGTAAAAAGTAATGGATGCCATTCTTGTTCTCCTATATTTATGCTATCCTAATAATTGCAGCTGTACTGCTTGGTGTTGGGAATGAGATAGAGAATGTACCATTAGATACGTCTTTATCCCCTCCGAAATCTAAGACCGTAACTGCCTTATTGCCATTAGTGCTATTGTATATCAAAGCACCCCTAGCCGTAAAGGTAGCCGACGTCCAAGAAATATTACTGAAATCAATAAACCCTATTGTTCCTGATAATGTAGGGTCTACGTTTGTCAATGTCTTACCGCCAGCTGTATAACCAGTGCCGGTTACTTCTCCAGATGTAGTGTAGGCAGTAGTAGCCGCACTTAAACTAGCAGAAGATGTATATAAAGCTATTTTAAAGGTGTTACCTCCCGATGCATTAAAATCATGGGTTGCCTCAAAAATCTCTTTCTTAAATGACGAACATAGTGCTTGTGTAATTGCCATTATGCTTCTCCTAATGTAATAGACCGAGTTCTGTACTCGTCTGTTCTGTTACGTAAATTCTCTTCCATTATTAATCTCTGTAAGGCTTCTTGGTACTTAGTAGTATAGCTCTGAGTTAAATCAGGCGCTCCCTTCATAAATAAAGATGCCTCAATCAAACACGCATATAACAAAGCATCAGGAGCTTCTGTACTAACCCAAGTAGTTGCCACGGAAGAAGATAATCCATCAGGTCTACGAGTATATTCTATTTCAATAGTAGTATCTGCAACAGGTGAGGGTACCACGTACACAGTATCATCATCCCAGTGCGAGTAATATCTAGGGGAACCTGTGGTACTTCGGTCTACTATATAATCATCTAGAAAACTTTTATCCTTTTGTAGTAATAGAATTCTATCACCAGAAGAGTCTACTGTTTGTATAGACTTTATAACCTGTGCGCCTGCTGGCTTAGAAAGAAACTCATCACCAGCACTTAAAGTAGCTGTTGAACTCTTCCTCGCGACATTAAGGTCAGAATCTCTAAAAATTCTTTTCTCAGCAAGTTCGATAATGAAATCTATTTCACCCGCAAAAGTGCTCTCAGAGTTAGCTGTCCAGTCTTTAATGGATTGTACTAATTGTGTATATGTCATGATATAGTCACCGTAACTGAGCCTACTGCACTAACCGGCTCGAATCCTCTAAACATCGTACCAATCGGAGTGTCTCCAGTCGATATATCTTTTGCTGACACCCTACCCTCACTGACTTCTACGTCTGTATCAGGTCTAGGACTCATTAATGCCTCTGCATCTACTGGTATATTATTAGGAAACTCTAAAGAACTTTTCTCATCAAAGCACTCTGGGCATACCTTATGCCCTGTCCACTCTAGTTGCAACAAAGTGTATTTATACTCCACTCCACACCGGTCACACATAGCTTTAGCATATTTTCCTGCCGAAAATTTACTCATAATCTACCTCGCCTAGGTACAAAGAAACTGCTTGAGCGCTCTCTATCCTCATCCATGGCTCTCTCAAATTCCTCTTCATAAACAGATTTAAGAAGTGTAATCCTATCAGGCATTTTTTTCATGCTTATATAATAAGCAAGTCCTGATACCAATGCAGGTAAGAATCTAGCGGGTACGTCTACAGTCTTTACGCTAGTGCCTACATCCTCTAGTCGCTCCATAGCATAGTACTCAATAGTATCAGTAGCATTCTCTGGTGCAGGCCATACATACAAAGTAGGTGTAGATGTTCTCTCTAAGTAATACTGAGAAGGTCTAGCCTCTGTTGTCTTGTCTGGACGAGCGTGATAGTCAGCTCTAGATAAACGAGACATGGCTATTTCTGTACCTGAGCGCTTGCTATTAACATCTAGTAAATCAATAATCTTATCATCTAGAGTATAAGAAGCTGTGCCCTTTACAAGGGCTTGAGATGTCTTCTTAACTTTCCATAAATGAATCCCTCGATTGCCCCACTCCTGCAGCATAATATTCATACTACGTCGAGCTGTCTTAGCATCATATCCGCTACGAAGTTCTAACCCACATCTCTCGTAGGCTTCCTCCATAATGTCAGAGACATCTAAGGTAAATGCTGTAGTTCCTGAAGTAGCCACTTAGCTGCCCCTACGACTTAGATAGCTCTAATATAATACTATAAGAGTCACCTGAACTCGCTCCTACCGTTGTAAAGGAGATATCTCCTGTTATGCCTGAACCTGCATTGTTATTAATACCACCGAATGACCTAAAATCTAGATGTTCCATAAATCCAGTAACGGCTGTTACTGCTAAAACATCTGCGGTAGCATCGAAAAGTATCCTAACTGACATACCATCACACATAGCCCATATGCGCATAATCTTAAGTTTGGATGGATTGCCTTGTAAAGCGGAAGCATCTACTTTAACTACTGCAGATTCTCCTGTACCGTCTGATACGTTTGTGAATTTCATAACAGTAGTTTTAATACCGTCCATGATAGTTTGGCTTGTTACTGCGTCTGCCATATTGACTCCTATGAGAAGAGGGGGAATACCCGCTCATTAAAAAGATACAGGTATTATAACCCAAGTATAGGTAATTAAAAAGGGCTCCCGAAGGAGCCCTTTAAGTCTAGCTTAGTGCTTAATTAAGCACCAGGTGAACCGTACACTGCACGGAAATCAGACCAACCGAAAGAATATCTTTCGCGAGCCTTGAATCGTACATTGCCAGTCTCGAAGTCACCTTCCATACCAGTCTTCATACCAACACGATTAAAGTGTTTAAGACCATCTGGAGAATCAGTCTTAATGAACCATGCATCTACGTCCGTTAAGAAATGATTTACAGCAACGCCGCCTGGTAACACACTCATTGAACTGAGTGCATTTAGGTCGTTTTTAGCGAATGTACCGTCACCACTACCGCCAGCTACTGTGCTACCTGCTGAATTTAACACACGCTCTGCAACAAAGATTAAGTCAGTAGGTACAACTAATGACTGTCCTTTAATCGCAATCTTTAAACCACGCTCATCAGTAAACTTGCTAATACCAATTAGCGCGTCTTCTAATGAAGTTTCGTTTAAGTCAGCAGCTGTGTTTGGTTCGTTTTGAATCGTCGAACCATTCAACAGTGTATGAATACCGATTAACTCAATGCCATCGCCACCTGCATTTGAAGAGTTAAATGCGTTGTTTAACACCGCAGCACCCTTAACATTTTTAGTGTGACTCATAGAACGAGCTAATGCTTTAGTATAACGAGAAGATAATTTGTCATACAAATTGTCCTCTACTGCTTCCTCT